ACCTTGTTGAACAAATACATATCAACACTGTCATACATACCACACATACCAGTTCTGCTATCAATACGATTGCCCTCTTGGTTATTGAATGGGTTAATGAAGCCAGTTGCAAGAATACGAGCAGAAGCCTCACTTGCATTTTGTAAGTATTGGTTCTTCATAAGTTTATTAAGTTGTGGTGTTACAAAGCCTTGTCTTTCATCACTTGGAACAGTGAAAGCACCAATTTCTGGAATACCATCATTAAGTTCTTCGTTTGCTGAAAGGAAAGCATTTGAAGCACTGTTTGTATCTGTTTGACCAACAGTTGGGTCATAAGCGAAAACTGCACTCGCAATTTCGTCTGCTGAAATATCGCCAGCAACGATAGCACCAACATCGTGTGTCAAAGACTTATCAAAGTTATCGCCATTACGGAAGAAGCCTTCGATTTGCTTTGCATAAGTGATAATGTTGATTGCCATACCAGCAGTCTTAACAAGTTGTGCAAGCACTACCTCTTTAAGAGCAACTGGGTTTGCGTAGGTTTGAGATGATGTGATTGGAACACCCTCATCGTAAATCAAATCTACTGGAATAGTGTAATGTGTTGATTGTGGTGCGTTTTTATAACCACCCTCATTTTGTTGGTTATGATAAGAGCCATTGTTAGTAGCACCAAGTTTTCTAAATCTTGGAGCATATGGCAAAACTCTCATAACATCAATGTAGGTTACATCTTCTACATCGTTTGTTTTGGTGTATTTATCAATAACACCTTTCCCATTGATATGTTGAATTTCTGGGAATAAGTTTTCATAGACTAACATTGAACTTGCGTGTTCAACATCGTAGCCATTGACAGCGACAAAAGCCATAATTTTTTCTCCTATTTTTTTCTCATATTTTGCTTTAAGGGGCAATTCCCTTTTTACGATTACATAAACTGTTTAGAATATTCATCAAATGTTGCGTTTGCTTGCTTATCTTTTGCAATCATACCTTGTTTGTTGAAATTTCCAAAGTCTTTGTTTTCGTATTTTTCTCTCAAATCATCAGCGTCTTGCTTTGATTGTGAAAGTTTATCTTTCAAGTCCTGATTTTCTTTTACAACTGCGTCAAACTTTGCTTCCATTGATTTTAATGCTTCTGTAAGCATTTCTTTGGTTACCAAGTCATTTATGTCAACACCGTTTCCTTGTGTTTCGGTGTCTTGGACTTGTGGGGCAGTTGGTTCATCATCATCGGCAGTTTTATCCTTTGGAGTTTCGTCTTCAACTTTTTTAGTTTCATCAACTTTCTCTTCGGTCTTTTCTACCTTGTCGGTTGATTTTTCCTTACCAACCTCGTTGCTTTCGGTTTTATCATCGACTTTTGATGTTTCAACCTTTTTTTCGACATCTTTTTCGTCAGCCATAGTTTTAATTCTCCTTTTTGACTTTTTAGATTTGTGTTTAGTTTCGCTTTTAGGTTCATCAATCGGCATTGGTCGATTTTCGCCTAACTCACGCACGGCATTTTGCTCATCAACACTCATCTTCGAGAAGCGTCTTTTTAGAGCCTTAATAAGCCACTTGTTAATCATAATATCTCCTTGTGGCATAATAAAAGCAAATAACACTACTAACCTTTGTGCTTTCGTGTGCTTTACTATTATTATACACATTGTTATAAATTTTTGGTTAAATTTTTTAATTATTTATTCCAAGATTGTTGCATTGCCACTTGTTGAGCGTCCTTTTGAGCCTTTGTTTTTTCAAGATATGCGATTTCTTTATCTTGTTCTTCCTTACTCAATGAGTTTCCATAAGTTAATTTAACATAAAGTTCTGGGGACATATTCCCAGCAGAGAAACTATCTCCATTTGCTTTTTGTCTTTCGATAAATGGTGCTTGCTCTTCTGCTTTTAAAATAATCTCGACTGGTTGATGGTTATAGTAAAGCATAACCTCTTTTAACAAAGCATTGATTTCTGGGGCATTCAAACGAATTTGTCCTTGAAGCCAAGTATCTGTTTTGGTTCTTTCACTAACAATTTCGGTTGCAGTTCTTGCACCAGCACCCTCGCTCAAAAATGAAGCAATAGAACTTGCAGAAACATTTAACTTAAAAGAACAATCTTTGTAAATGTTTTCCATTTGAGTTCTCATATCTTCGCCACGAAGCAAGAATTGAATTGGTGTGATTTTGTCTTGGTCACTGTTTATAGTTGACACTTTTTGATAAAATCTTTCACTCAATGCTCGTTCGTCATTGTCTGGGTCATCTTTATTCCAAAATTCTTCTGGAACTAACGCTCTTGCTCTTGCAAGGTCAACCTCGTTCTTCTCAAAATATTTCATTTGGTCATATTGAAAATTCTCTGTGAAAAGAATATCGCCTATTGGTTGACCAAATTGTGTGTTTGGAATTTGTGGAATATCATCTGTAAATTTCATAAGATAACAGCCAAGTGAATTTGGGAATGGAAGATATTGCTCTTCGTCCACAATAACGCTTGGATAATGATTTTTCACATATTGTTTAATCTTTGGTGGTAGGTTTGACCAGTTTACTCTTGAAGCATTATTTGATGGTCTGCTTTGGACCTCTGTTTGAAGATTAGCACTAGCCTTATAAATGCTTGCTTTAACACAAGGCTTTCCCTCTTCATTAAAATATCTCTCTTCACAAATACCATAGTGGTCCTTTGTTCCACTTGGGTTTGTGTTGTGCATAGCGTCAAAGAACACTTTTACACTTACAACATTCCCGTTAGGGTCTATATCTGCAAAGAATGTATCAATTCTGTGTGCGGTGGCATAAAGGTCCTTGTTTTCACGGTTAAGTTTTATAAGAGATGTGCCACCAGCAATAGCAAACTTGTGAGCCTTTTTAAGAGCCTTATAAAATTTGCTCCTTTTTGCCCATTGTGTTGCAAATTGATAATCAGCCATTCCGCCAGTAAAATCTATTCCGTGTGCAAAAAGCATATTATTCAAGCCAGTAGCAATGCTCTGCAACATTCTTTGTGGAACAAGACCACTTTTTTTGTTGTGGAAGCCATTTACCCAGCCGTCATAACACGCAAGACAGCGGTTAAGATAAACTGCATAAAATGAATAATAATATTCTGGGGCAAGCAAATAGAAAGTGTTGTTTACATAAAAGTCAAAATAATTTCCAAGAGTGCTATCGCCGAAGCCTACGGTATCTATATCAAAAACTTGTTGGCTCATAATTTTTCTCCATTATTGTCAACCCAATATATTCTTTCTGGGTTTTCATAATAAATGTGATTGTGTAAGTGTCTTTCAAATATTTTCTCTTTTTGAAGAGTATATTTTACAACATATATATTGGGTTGCATTTCGAGAGGCATTTGTTCATAGGCTTCTTTTAATTCAAACAAATTAAACATTTTTGCGTCCAACATTAAAGATGTAAATTTTCCATTGTTAGAAAGATATTGGTCGTTTCCATTACAAATAACATAAAATTCAAAAATATTTTTTTTCATTTTTATTTACCTCTTTTAAATTATTTTACACTTTTTTTTGCTTTTTTGGTTGATTTTTTATGGCTCTGTTTGATTTTGTCTTGCAATTCAAGTCTTTTTGTTTCATCGGCAACATTTTGTTGCAATTCTTTGAAGAATGATGTCAACTTATCACTTGAACAAACAGAAATCATTTGCATAAACTCGTCAAAGTCTTGACGCATACCTTTGATTTCACTCAAAAGTTCACAGAAACAGTTAAGAATAAGTCTATTTGCTTGTTTAGGGTCGCTTATGGCAGTCAAAATATCTTCTTGGCTCATAACATCAAGAACATCTTTATCAATTTTTCCACCACTAACTTTAATTTCTTCTTTTTTCACATTATTTTCCATTTTTTATTCTCCTTTTTTGCCATTTTCGGCGATATTTTCATCAACCAAATAGGTTTTCATCAACGCACTAGCGTTTTTAAAACTCTGTTTGGCTTGAATGAGTTGTTTTGTTGTTTCCACAAGAACATTTAAGAAAGCAATTCTTACTGCTTCATCTTCTGTTTTGCCAGAATTTTCAAAACCAATGTCTTTCAAATATTCCTCTTCACTCATTGTTGCGTGTCGAGAGAATGTTTTGGCGATTATGAAATTCATAAGATTGTCGCCAGTTTTTTCTTTTGCCATTTGTTCGGCTGTTTTTTTATTTTTCTCCATTTTTTTACTCCTTATATTATAAATTTGCAATTTTTTTGCAAAAACAGCATTTTAATTTGCCAAAAACACGATTTTAATCGTTATTTTTTCCCAGCAAGTTGTTTTATATCGTTGTAATGTGCAGATTGTTCGTAATTTCTTTTTCTTATTGGGAAAGACAAGTTATAACAGTTTGTGTAGTAAGGCACAAGTCCGTATTCAAGACTATCACAACCATCGTTTTTGATTGCTGGGTCAAGTTTTCCGTTCTTGTATCTTTGTTTTTCGATTTCCCTTGCAAGCCTATGCTTGTTTGGTTCGCCATTCCACATTTTTTCGCCCTCATTCAAGATTGTAAGAACACCATAGGCAAAAGCATTTTTAATAATACCCATATTGATGTCTTTTTTCTTCATTGTGAAAGCCTTGATAGTGATGTATTTCCATAAACGCTTATGTGGAGATGTTTTCTTTAAATGTCTTAATTGTGCAATGAATGGACTGGAAGCACCATCACAACTCAAAATGGTTGGTAATTGGTTGTCTGCTATACCATATTTTTCGTCAAGAAAGTTTAAGAAATCGTCCAAGAGTTCGCACTGCTCTGTTGGAGCAAGTGTTCTGTTTGTTTCTTCTGGGTCATCATAACAAACTTGTAGTGTTTGTGTTGTCCCGTCATCAAGAATAGCAACTGGTGTTACAAAGAATGTATCGTTCGCTGTGGCGTGGTCAATACCAATAATCAATGTAACAATGTAATGTTCTACGAGTTCTTTGGCTCGCTTATAATTTCGTTCCCTTGAAAATTGTGGAAATACAACATCACTTGTGTTGGCGTGTATATCGCCCAAGAACATTCGCCTAAACTCTGTGTAGTTTACTTTCTTATAGTTTTCGATATAAGACCTTGTTTGTTCGTTAAGTAAGTTCCAGATGTGATAACAGTTTGCATAGATATAACACCATTCTGGGTCTTGTTTCTTCTCGTTCACAAAATCAATAAACCAATGTCCCACAGTTTCGTTGTTACCAACAATAATCATTTTCGCCTCTTTGTCTAACTGACGAATGAATGTTGCAACAGACTGCTCAACAACATTGGCGTCCCTATTCTTTTGTGCTTCTTCAAATAACACAAGGGAAAGTTTGTTCTTCGTTGTGATACCACGAGTTCTTTGACCACCCTTACTATCGGTAATTGGGTAGAAGAATGTTCCACCCTTTTGTCCTTTATGGACTATTCGGTCTTTTGCCTTTGGAATATACCATTCGTTTGACGGGTCATCGCCTACATCGAAACCAGAGTTATCAAGAAATTTCTCAATCTCGTTTATGATACTGTCTTTAATTTCGGTGGCGGTCGCTTGCAAAACAACAATATCTCTATCTGGAAACTTGTTTGTGAACACCCACCATATAGCAACCAATATGCTTGTCTTACCAGAGATACGACCAGAAGACAAAACAAAATATCGGTAATTATCATAAAAGATTTCTTTATAGACCTCTGGTATAAGTAAGTTGTCAGCAGACAACCCCTTATTGTTTACCAGTTTCTTGTAGGCTTCATCGTCCATTGGCACTTGATTTTGAATGTCTGCCATTATCCACCTACATCTTCAAAAAACTTATTGCTTGGAGATTTCTCTTCTTTTTCCTCAACAACAATTTGTTGCTCTCCATCAACAACTTGAATTTGGTCCACATCAAGAACAACTGTGTTTCGACTGTCTTCCAGTTCCTCTCGTTTGCTTGCGTCCACAATGTTTACGGTTATTCCACCAATCTGTAAGTTATCAACATTTGGAAGAATGTTAAGCCCAAGAATTTTGTCGAGTTCCTTTCGAGCCTTAATTCTGGTTTCAATATCACTAACCTCTTCGATTTTGGTTTCCAGAATTTCCCCCATTGAATTTTTTTTAACGGTCTTACGAACAGTTTTTATTTTTCCGTTCATAATATCTCGGTAGAATTGAATACGCCTTGCAGTTTCTCCGTCCGCCCCATCAATGGTTTGCAAAGTTCTCTCGGCGTACTCTTGTTTTGCCAGAGCGTCTATTTGTCTGTTCAAAGCACTTTCTTGCTCGGTCAATTCCCTTGCCTTATTTTGTGCTTGTAGTTTTTGCACCAATTCTGGAATAACTTTGTTTTGTGTTTCCATCATATATGCAGATTGGCTTGGGTTCTTCGTTGTGTATCCAGCCATTTGATATGATTGGACCTTGCTGTACCCTTTGCCTCGAAAGTCAATGTATTTCCTTTGACTATTGTTTAATCTCTCGTATGCCTTTTGCTCTTCCTCTGTGAAGCAAGCATACTTTTTCGGTTTTAACCCAACTTTTCCCATAAGTCGAACACTACCCCTTTAAAGTTTATTTTACTATTATTATACACTTAAATTTTTATTTTTGGCTATCGACTTTAACATATTTTACAATTTTTTGTCCCAAAAACATCATTTTTCCCACTCAACCTCTCCAACTAAAATGCAAAACCCTTGTTTTAAGCCCGTCTATGCCACCTATTTTGCCCGTTTCCCCTTTCCCTCGATAATTTACTCAACCAGCCCCTCTTTGCCCCTCTGGTGTTCTCTATTTTACTTATAGAGTTAATTCTTTATATATTCTAGGAAAAAATATAGGGCAGTTAAAAATGGATACCCCTTAATAAAATTCTTTCCCCTCTGGGGGGTGGGGGTAGATTTAATAACATACTAGAGAGTAATCTCTTTAGTTAAAATAATTCTTTATAGATTTAATTATATATAAGAGAGTAATCTCTATATTAATATTAATAATATATAAGAGAGTAATCTCTATAATTAAATTAAATATAAAGAGAGTAATCTCTATAATAAAATAATAAAATTAAATAATTAGAGGGTTAGCAAATATAAAATAATAGAGAGAGAAGAGGGGCAAAAATGCCCCAGTTCGTCCCCGTTTAGATTTTGGGAAAGCCTCGCCCGTCCAGTTGTAACCCTATTGAAATAAGTTTTTCGGCGGGTTTGCTAAATTCTTTGTTATATTCTTGTTCGTGTTCTACTATAAATTTAACAAGATTTTTTAATACTTTTTTTGCCTCTTCCTCTGTTAAGTTGTCAATTTTTTTTGCTTCTGCTGTTATAATATCCATTTTTTACTCCTTTTAATATTTTGATAATATAATCAATGCAAATATTATTGATAAAATCAAACCGCCAACACTGGCACATATTCCAACAATAAAAGCCCCACGCTCTGCCCTTTCTCTTCTTTCTTCTCTTCTGGCTTGCTCTTCGGCTCGTTCTCTTCTTGCTTGTTCTTGTTGCCTAGCCTTTTCTTTTGCTAGTTCTAGGCGTTGGCGTTCTAGTTCTAGGCGTTCCCTTTGGTGTTTGTCCTTTGGGCTTTCTTGGGGCATTTCTGCCCCTTGTAGTGCCTTTTTTAATTCTTCAAAACTTATTGCCATAATATGCCCCCGTTTAGTTTGTTTAATAACTCGGTCAATGTTGTTAAATCGTTGTTGACCGCTACCCAGTAATTAAAAAGTATTTGCTTTTTGTCTGGGTCGCTCTCGTTCTTGTATGCCTTGTATGCGTCCGCCTCTTCTTGCTCCTTGTGGCGTTTCTCGGTTGCTGTTAATAATTTAAGAGTTACACGCTCGCCCGCTGTTAATTGTTCCATATCTTGCCCCCTTATACTAACCAATGCCCAACACTATAGCAATTTTTTACGCTGTCTATCTTATAATTAGCCAACTTGCGTATTTTGTCGCATATGTTGTTAATTTCCTCTTGTTTTTCTTCTGCTTGTCTGTGTAGTTCTATAATTTGCAAAGCCGTTGCTTTTGTGTTTTCTGTGTATTCTTTCGCCTCGCATTCTCTCAAGTCTTCGGGGCTTATTTCTTGTATGGTGTTGCCCTTGTTGATAAGTGTATGCGGATATTTTGTTATTAGTTCTATTTTGTAGCCTCTTGAATATTCCGCCGTGTCATTTGTTAATATTGTTATGCTTGTTGCGTGTGAATATTCGGCAGTATAAACATATGCAAATATGTTGCCGTCAAAAGCGTTTGCTATTTCTTCGCCTATTTTTTGGCGGGTTTTCGCCCCCGCTTGTTTGCCTTTGTATTTGTTCCAAATATTCGCCACCACTTCGGCGGTATCTTTAAAAAACCCAATTTTTATATTATTATTTTGTAGTATTATTTGTATTTTTTTTGCCGTTTCCGCCTCGTTGCTGTTTCTTATTTTGTCCGCTTTTTCAATTTCTTTTTTTAATTCTTTTAACTCCATTTTTTGCTCCTTTCTCTTTTTATTTATTAATATATTTTACCTTTTTATTATCAATTAAATTTTGTATATATTTTTTGTGGTTGTTGTTTTCGTTCCAGCCGTGCAAGGCTTCCCTTGTTTCGCTGTTCATTTTCATGTAATAATCATATATAAACAAATAAAAATGTTTTAAAGTTGTTTTTGAGTATGCCCAATTTTTAAAAAGAGTTAACTCCCCTTTTTTGTTTATTTCTGCTATGGTGCTCTCGTAACTTTGTAATGTTATTTTGCCTCCTCCAGTAATAACAAATTGATTTTTGTTATAAAATTGTTTTACTTTTTGCATATGCGTTACTCCTTTTGTTGCTTGCCCTTGCGGGTTCAAGTCTTATACTTTGGCGGTGGCTCTTCGCTCTCTGCTCCCCATCGTCAATATAAGTATATGCTTTTAATTGTTAGAAGTCAACTATTTTTTATCAATTTTTTACAATTTTTTTTGAACTTTTCCAGAGGGTCGCCCTCGCCTCACGCACCCACCCTTGCACCCTCGCTCTCGCCCACATCTATTAAGGGGGGGTCAACTCAAAATTTCCAAATTACTTTTTGTATGCAACAAAAAAACTCCCCTTTATATTAAGGGGGGTCTTTTTTTTAAGTCAAATATTTTTCAATTAGGGTGGGGGTTATTCCTTGTCGTCTGGTTCAACTGGGTCTGGTTGATTAAGGTCAGCAAGGACATCTTCAAGGAATGCAACAGCGTCTTCAATCTTAATAACAACTCTGGTTGCGTGTAAATGTTTAAGACGGATAATTTCCTTTGAAACCTTTTCTTTTGCTGTGTCTTGTGCGTTTGCCATAATTAAATCTCCTTTTTATAATGATTTAATGTCTGCAATGATACCGTTTACAAGTGCAAGCACCTCACGGACGCTCATTGTTACATCGTGTCTGCGAACTCTTGCGAGTGCTGGTTCAACTTTTGCAAGCACCTCTGCACGGTCAACGAGGTCTTCCTGCTTTTTAGGGTGCATTTTCTTGTCGATGGTGTCAAGGTCTGCAATCATTGTTTCTGCATTTTGCTCTTCAATCATTTGCTCTTTAATGTCTGCCATAATTAAATCTCCTTTTTGGTCTTACTATTATTATACACTTTTTGGTTATTCTTTGGCTTTAAAATTGTAGATTGGTTTAACAATTTCCAAAATATCAACAGTGTCTGCTATGTTGTCAATAATCTCTTGCATAGGCTTATAAGCCATTGGGGCTTCGTCTATGGTGTCATTGCATACTGATGTAGTATAAATGTCAGCCATAGTGTCTTTGTAGGTTTCTAGGCTTAATTTTGCCCTTGCTTCGGCTCTTGACATAATTCTTCCAGCACCGTGTGGAGCAGAGCAGTTCCAATCTTTATTGCCTTTCCCTTTCGCAACAATACAACCATCACGCATATTGATTGGAATAAGAACAACCTCGCCTTTCTTTGCTGATATTGCACCTTTACGAACAACATTGTTGTCATCAATATAATTATGAATGGTGTGTTTGAACATTGAAAAGCCAAATTTGGTCAACGCTTCAATATAACCAAGTCCTTTAAGTATTTCCCATAAAATACAGTTTCTATTTATGACCGCCCATTTTTGACATAATTTCATATCGTGAAGATAATGTTCTCTGTCCTCGCCCTCGATATAACACAAGTCTTTTGGGAGTTTAGTTAAGCCTCTGTATTTCTTTTCAACTGCTCGAAGATGTGCTGGAATGTCTTTTTGACAACCCGCTTTCTTGCATTTTTCAATTATAGCCTTTTTCTCTGCATTCATTTCTTCTTTAAAAGAACAATGCTCAATGGCTCTCTTTTGATAGATTTCACAAACTTGTTTGCCAAGATTACGGCTTCCAGAATGCACAACAAATATTAAACAGCCGTCTGTGTCTTTATCTATTTCAATAAAGTGATTTCCGCCACCAAGTGTTCCTAATGACTTTTCAAGCCAATTATCCACATTTTTAAGTTCATTATAGCAATACAACTCTTTTAAGTCTGGAACTCCATCGCCAATAACAGTAACTGGCTCTTTTCTTACATTTTGACCGCTTGGAATATTCTCACGGATATATTTATCAAGAGCGACAAGGTCAACATCTTCTTCTTTTAAAGCAGTTTTAACCCAAGCCATTCCACAACCAATATCAACACCAACAACATTTGGTATTACTTTCTTTCCAAGATTGGCAGTAAAACCAATTACACAACCCGCACCAGCGTGAACATCTGGCATAATACGAACCTTGCATTTTTTGAATGCGTCTTGGTCTAAAAGCAAATCAATTTGCTCTCTTGCTTTTTCTTCAATATTATTTGTGAATATTTTTAAATTTTTCATAATTTCTCCTTTTAATTGGACCAATTAAAGTCTTTCAGTCCGTTATAGAACCAAACAAGCCAATCCGCAATGCGTTTAAACACATCTGTTTTGGCATATAGAACAATACAAATAGTTATTAATGCAACAATTATTAAACTGATAGTCAAAGTTTTATCTTTCATAGACACCTCTCTTGTGCCTTTTGTTTAATTCTTTCGTGGCATTTTCTTATATAACCTTGTGAAAAACCAGTTTGTTTGCCAATTTCTTCTCGTTTATAACCTTTCAGTTTTAAGTTTAAATATAAGCGTTCATCGGGCGTACAGACGCTCATAATCTGTGCTACCCTGTGTTTACTCTCGTCATACTCTTCCAACCCATCTAGGGGCATTGGAGCGGGTTGTAGATATAAGTCTTCATAGTCGGCTTCCAACATAAGTTTTTTAACCTCTTTGATGTGTTTTCTTTTAATAAATAGATAGACATTCTTATACGCAAAAGTTTCCCATTTAATTTTTCTGTTTGGGTCAAAACGCTGTAAAGCCTCGCACATATATAAAATGGCAGATTGACGCAAATCTTCTGTTTTGGGCGACAGTGCCAGCCCTTGATTTTTTAAGGCTGTGTTAACAACCCATATACTATTTTCAATAATTTCTTGTTGATGTGCGGTCAATTTTTCCATACTTTCTCCTTTTTAAGGTAATACTGGCTGTGGGGTCCCCTCACACAGCCGAACACTCTCTCGTTCTCGTTCACTACGCCTAGTGTAGCACGGTAATACCCCCGTAGTCTGGACTTGAACCAAACATTCTACAACACCCCTTGAACAAACCCTTGTCTGCCAAAATGATATTCTGTCTTTCCGTTAGACGATACGAGATGTGAATGTTATTTGGCTTATTTGGTACAGCCCTCAAACATACAAACTACATATACCCATAAAACCCATTTTCTTGCTTTTCGGCAACGCCTACTTTCTTTTGGGTTTTGGCGGAGTGAGCAAGGCTCGAACTTGCAATGCCTTTCGGCATATTTGTTTAGCAAACAAACTGACTACCAATTATCACATCACTCCGTATGTTGTGGGCTTTCGAGAACCCACAATCAATACTGTCCTTTTTTCCAGTCGGTTAACAGCCCGCTACTTATTGGCAGTGTGATTAAACATATCTCGAACTATGCTGTTATTCACTTTAAGCCTTAATTGGCTCAAACCACCGCCCATTCGTTCTCGTGGTTTCTGGCAGAGGAGAAAAGATTTGAACTCTTACAAAAGGGTTTGGAAGCCTTTGTGCTACCTTTACACTACTCCCCCATAATTTGGTCAAGCAGTTACCAAATATGTTTGCAACCATATTCGGCACTTGCTCGCCCTTTGTTTATCTTATGGCTCGTCAGCCACTCGAAAGCAGTAGGGTTGGACTTGCACCAACGAAACTCTATGAGTGCCAGATTTACAGTCTGGTGTAATTGCTACTATACGACCTTTCCATAAAATGATGGGGGCAAATTCCTATCAACTTAATGCCTATGCAAATTTGCTCTTACCTTGCCGTCATATGTAGCCAGCCCATCAGTTTTAATTAAAATAATACTTTTACTGTTTCAATATCTTTAAATTTATTTTATTTTTTCTGTCTTATCACATAAGAGATAATTTCCATTTTTGGTTTCTTTATTGGAACTATTTTTGTTAGTTATTTTATTTTCTATTTTATCAAGTTCTTTCATCAATGATTGCTCTGCTTTAATCAGTTCTTTTCTGCTTGTTGATAACCAAACTACTGACACTAACAAACAACCAAGTCCAAAGCCAAATAAAATACCAAAAACGGCAATGACTGCTATGTTTTCATTACTTATCCCTATACAAAGTATAAGTAAACAAACAAATAGTAAAATACTTATTATCCCGACTGTGATTTTATCACTGTCGAACTCATCTAATTTGTTTTGAAATTTTTTAATCTTTGATTTTAACATAATTTACCTCACTAAAATGGCAAGTCGTCATCGTCATCATCTAATGGTATGAGTTCCGCTTGACTTTCTTTTTTTGATTTATTTGATTTTGTTTCTTTAGGTGTTTCTTGGTCGTCTTTATTAATTGCTGGGAAGCCCCAACCTTTAACATTGATTTCCCAAATAAGTTGTCTAACACCGTCTTTATTATTATATGTTCGACTATTCATTGACCCAAATAATTCGATTGGACTACCTTTGTGAAAGAACTTTTGAATAGCCTCTGCTGTTTCTCTCCAAGCAATACAAGGGAAGAAATCTGCTTTTCTCTCTCCGTTTTCGTCTTTGATTTCGCTTGACACAGCCACATTAAACCTTGCAAGTGTTGTCCCACTGGCTGTTTTTGATAATTCAATATCTTTGGTTAAGCGACCGCTTATTGTGATAATATTCATTTACTTTTCCCCCAATGATTTTAAGAGTTCAAGTAGTGATTGAAAACCCTCAACAGAGTTTTCTTTAATTTTGTTAAATTTTTCTTGGCTTAAAAATACTAAATCAACAGTTTCCATTATTTCTTTTTTTGATAAAACTTGACATAAACCAAAAATCATATCTTCTGCCAATGATTTGTCTTTCTTTGCCACAAGTTCTGCAACTTTACTCATTTCAAAGCCAACCTCAACTGTTGGTCCTTGAATTTTAATGTCTGCACTATTATCTGCTACTTTAATGTTTACCATAATTTTTCTCCTTATTTATTTATTTATTTTTAAAGGTCTGCCCCTCTTGGCTTTTTTCGAGTATTCTTTAAACTCGTCTGGGTCATAACAAAGATAACCAGCGTCATTTGTATGGACTGCCAATTTGCCACGCCATTGTAATTGACGGATATAGTTTCTTTTGCCCTTTGACTTGATTTTTCTAATTTCTCTCATCATAACTTTTTCTCCTTATAAAATTTCTATCATTCCTTTGTCAATGCACTCTTGTCTTATATCATTGCGGAAATAATAATAACAATCTTGCAAAAACAACCAGAATAATCTTTTTCGTGAATTGCTTTGAATAACATCAAAGTCTTTATTGTTAGGCTGTTTCCACGACATTACAGCCGAGTAAATAGTGTAGAATGTGCTTTTGGTTACCAACTTTCCGCCCTCGCCTCTAAACTCAAATTTAAGGTCTATAAGGTCGGTTAGCCTCTCTCCAAATTGAAGCATAAGAACTACCTTTTTATATTTTTTTTCTTGAAATCTGTTTAACTCACGCTCAATTCTTTCTCTATCGCTCGTGCCTTTGTCCTTGTGTTGCCCAGTACAGTTCCCGTAGAACTCCGCAATCGAGCCTTTACGCTCATAAGCAACCACGCCAACATAATCAAACTCTCTGTTCCCAAAGCAGACTTTGAATGAGTAGTCGCCCTCTTTCAAGTTTTCGGTTTTTGCTTTCTTGTCTTTTTTCGCCCACTCAAAAGCAATTCCATAATACTTGCAAGCCTCTTCCACCCATTTGTCTTGTTCTCGACTATCTCCAATGATTTTAAGGTATGGCAAGAAAAGTTTTAGAAAATCAGCACCTTGAACCCAATTTGGAATGAGGTCGTAGTTAATATTATTGTTAAGTTGTTTTTCTTTTCCAAGTTGCAACTGATTTACTGCAACCTCATAATCAAATCGTTTCATTTTTGCCCTTTATTCTTCTTCTGTAAATGTTTCTACAACATCTTTGTAATATTTACCAAGTTTGATTTTAAGTTGTCCGTTAAGTCCAACTTTTCTCTCCATTTGCTTGGCTTTCTTAAAGAGTGCTACGGCAACTTTATAAGTTGTGCGTATCGACTTTTCGCACTCCTCTTTTGTCTTACACATATAGCAACAGTGTGAGGTGCTAACAAGTTTTTCCAACTCGGTGCTTTCATTGATTTCTTTTGTGAGTTTTCTTAACTCTCTGGCTTTTATGCCAAGTTTTTCAGCAAGTTCTGGTTTTTTAATTCCGTTCTCTTTACCAAGATGGTTCGCTTTGAGATAGTCGTATAAGCGATATACATCTGGGGAATGATGTTTGGTTTCAACTTTAACTTGTTCGTCTGGAATTGGGTGTCCTTTACAACCAGTTTGATAATCAAAGTTATCACAATCGCCACAAGGTAATACTCTCCAACCCTTTTTAAGGCAATCTTTCAAAAAGTCTTTAATCTCTTTAACTGTGTTAAGGGTTCTCCCATCATCAAGAGTTATAGCCCCAATAAGGTCTTTGGCGTGCTGTATTCCACCCTCAATATCTAAACTTAAATGATGTTTATAAGTTTTCATTCTTCTTCCCCCCTTACTGTCACTCTAATTTGTGATTTAACTTTTACAAGTTTTTGACATTCGGTATAGGCTTGTGGATATTTCTCTTTAAGTTTTTTGCTGTCAACCCTAACTTGTTCTTGTGGAGCAATATAGGTTACCAACAATTTACCTTTTGGGCTTTCCCAACTCTTAACCCCTTGTGCTTCAAACAATTTAAGCAATTCGGCTCTCAAATTATCTCTAGTTTCTTGGAGTTCTTTGGCTTTCATTTCAATCGCCATAAACTTTTCTTCGGCTTCAAGATATTTCTTCTCAAGTTCGGGGTCAACAATCAACATTGGGCGTTGATAGATTTCGCCTTTATATTCACAATCAAGCAATTTCTCAATTTCTTGGTCATCAATTTTTTCTAGTGTATAAACTGTCATCTTCCCAGATTTAGGGTCGTAATGGAAGCAGTAAAACTCTTCTGCACCTTTCCAGTTTAACATCTTGCCATTGATTTTTTCTTTGCCAAGTTTTCTTGCAAAGTAGTCCAACAAACTTACTTGCCAAGTTACATATTCTCTGTGGAATTTTGCTGTGTTTTTATGGTCGCCAATAATAAGTTTTCGTCTATCTTTTGAAATACCCATCACATCGGCAGTGCCAGCAATAATCATTCCGTCTTGTTCATAGCCAAGCATTTGTTCTCCTACGCCACAATCAATATGTTCTTTGCACCATTCTGCAAATTGTTTGCCTTGTTCGGTTTTAGGTTCAAAATCTGGCTCATTTAATATGTTTTCAAGGTCTTTGTGGACCTCTTTGCCTTTGTCTGCACTTTCACGCATTTGTTGTTTGTTTGCACCATCATAATCTGGTGCAAGTTCGTGCTTCGCCAATAGTTCGGTCACAGAGATACTTGCGATTTCTCCATTTACGGAATAAATATGACCTTTTTCTTCAAAATCAACAATCATCTATTTACCCTCTCTTTCCTCTAAATCTTTAATGTATTTCTCATAATACTCGATATTGGTAATTTCGTTGTGTAATTTTTTAACAATTTCATCAACAAGGTCAGCAGTTGGAGAGATAGAGTTTAACTCTTCTCTTAATGCTTTTGTATAAATAAGTTTGTTGAGTTTTGCAGAAGCAATTTGTTCTTTATAATATTCTTTTGTTCCATACTCTGCCATATTATTTATCCCCCTTAACTGCTTTTTCTTTTTCCAAAGCCTTTTCCTTTGCAGTTATAACAAATTCTGCTTGTTGATAACTTAATTCTGTAAGGTCGCCAACTTTAAATTTCTTTAAAATGTTAGGAACGATAACGCCAAGTTCTTCCATTCTTGTGATTTGTGTTGGTGTAACTGGTTCGTCAAGTTCAATAGGCAAATCTTCGCCAGCATAGATATAAAGTCCAAGACCAAACATTGCAAGGTTCTTTACAAGACAACGCATAATGGTTTTATTAACATCAAACATTGACGCTGGTTCAACAGTTTTTTCTCCATTGTTTTTGGTTGTGTAACAATACTCGTGGTCTTTCATTGCTTTATTCGCACCGTCCATAACTGGCAACCACATATCTCTTGTTAAACCATTTGCCGTAACGCTAGTGAATACCATATAACCAAGAACTGGGTCGTATTGATAACATCTCAAAACTCCGTCTTTATCAGCGAATTGTTTAATTTCATAAGTTGCGTCTGGGCATTTTTTCAAAAATTCTTGCCAAGCCCAAGACCAAGAGAGATAAGTAAGTTCTACACTACCACTCTTTTTCTTTTCAGTATAATCACTTACATTTAACTGAATTAAACTTTTGAATAGACTTTCTTGCTCCTTTTTTAAGATTTCTTCGGCTGACATTTCAGCCACTTTTTTTGTTTCTGCCATTATTATTCTCCTTTTCCAATGCTTGCAACCTCGTTGTCAAGTCTTACTTGTATCTTAATGACATTATCATTATATGATATTGTTTTACATTTGTCAACTGATTTTTCACATTTTTTTGATTTTTTTAATTTTTTGTAATTAAGCCGAAAAGAGTTTTTAGAAACTCATTTTCCTTTAAGCCAAGATAACTATATTTTCTTTTCCCATTTTTCTCTGTGTAGTATAAGCGGTTTTTAGAAAAGCCTTGTTTTTCCAGAAAATCAAATAAACCGTTAATTATTTTTGCTTGGTTTTTAATTTTCTTTTTATACTTTTTAATTTTCTTTGGAACTTTGTTATCTTTTTTTGCCGACTTTTCATCGTTTAAGATTTTATCTATAACAGCATAGGCTTCATAAAGTTTTCGTTCATCTTCTCTGTTCATTGTTTATTCTCCTTATCTGGTTTATCCCAGTCTATAGGACATTTCTTCCACATTTCATACAGATTTGGGGTTTTCTCCGTTTTTGATGTCCCTTTTAGTTGTGGTTGGCAACCACATTTTCTATCTTTCTTGTGAAACGCTGGGCATTCTTCACAACTTTTTGGCTTATAAATTTTCTCTTCCATATTAAATACCTAGACTTTTTGCAAATTTATTTTTTTCCTCGAGTGCTTTCATTCTAAAGTTGTCGCCCTCTAATCGAATGACCCTTGTTGCCATTTCGTTCAGCCTTTCAATGATGGCTTTGTCTAGTTTGAAATTTGTGGCAAAATCATCAAGAGAATAATTGCTTGTGAATATTGTTGGCAGTCCATTACTATATCGAGCGTTCAACACCTCTAAAAGCATTTTCTCTGCCTTATTATATCCATAATCGTTTTTGTCGCCAATAAATTCCTTTCCCAAGTCGTCTATGAATAAGAATGACTTTCTTGACAGTGTATCCACAATCTCCGCTTGACTTATTCTGCCCTCTCTTATGCTTTTGCTTGCTTCTGCTAATAGTTTTGGAATGCTAGTAAATTCGCAAGAATAACCTTTCTCAACTAGGCTATTGCAGATACAAGCGATTAAATAGGTTTTTCCAGAAGAATTATCGCCGTAAATATACAGTCCAATATTTTCTTGAACAACAATGTCTGCTTTGTCTATATAGGCTCTAGCACTCTTATATGCTTGTTCATTGTGCGGGGTTATAGTTGCTGTTTCAAGGTTTGCGTCTAAATACTTTTTCCCAATCATAGAAAGTTTTTGCCTTTCTCGAAATTCTTTCTTGCGTCTTTCTTTAAGCAATGCTTCATTGTTTTCTTTAAGTTCTTGTTCTTGGCATTTACACATTGTTCTTGTTATAAATGGTGGGGCTTCGTCACGGTCAATCTTGCAGAAGCGTGGAGTATGACATTTTTTACAATAAGGAAAGCCGTCTTGCTCGTATTCATCTTCACGCAATGGTTTTAATTTTTGTGCTACATTCTCATTCATTCTTCTTCTCCAACCTTTTCAACCATATCGGCTTTGATTAGGTCAAATAATTTAAACAACAAATCTTCTACGATAGCACCATAGATAGGAACTCGATATAATTCAAAATACAAACACCCATCGTTTTGGACATAGAGCATTTCAATGGAACCATAATCGGTAAAAACATATTCGTCCCACATATTTTTTTTGAACCCAAACTTTTCGAGTTCTTGCATTTTGTCTTTTTTAATCTTTAACATTGTTTTTTCTCCTTTTTGGTTGTTTTTTTCTTTTGATTTTTGTCTTTTTAAAATGCTTACAAAATAAACAATTATTACAGTTCAAACACCAATGTTCATTTATTTTTTGTTCGCACTTAAAGTATTTTTGTTCTTTTATTTTTTGACCTATAAGCCAAATTAAGAACCAAATTGCAAGTATAACTAGGCTTACAGATAACACCAGTCCAGCCACACTCAATTCGTCCCAAGTAGTCCATAAATATTTTGGTTTGTTGAAAAGTTCTTTAAAATATTTAAACATAAAACTTACCCCTTTATTTTTGATATTCTTTCAAAATGGTGTCCAAGACTTCATTTATTTGATTACAAATTTTCAAAACAGAAACTTCATCATTAAGTTTATATTTCAATTTTAAACCAAGTTCTTTTCTAATCTTCTCCACTATTTCTGCTGGTTGAGATTTGAGTTGCTTCTCTAAACTTGCTATTTTAAGTTCCATCATTGTTGAATTTTCCATTGAAATATTATCTTTATGTTTATAGCATTCAATCTCTTTCTCTTTTTCTTTTAATTGCTTTTGGAGTTCTCCGATTTTATCTGTTAAAGTGTGAATAACAACGGTGCCACAACTTTCCTCTTCAGCATAGCACTCATCACAAATGCCAAAATGCTTTCGATTTTCCTCACTTGTTAATTCATTGTTACAATACCAACATTTACTCATTTTCTCCACCACCTAGTTCTTTGATTTGGTTGTCAATAATTGTTATAATTTCTGGTCTATCGCAATAAAGAGTGCTATAACCATTTTCAAGTGTTTTGATTTCGATTTTATCTATTTTTAAAATATTCTCTTCTAACTTTTCCAATTCTTCGATAGCAAGTTGTTTTTGTGATTGTTTGAGTTCTTTAATATAATTTTTTGTATCTTCAATCACTTTGTAATAGTTTAAATCTCGGGTTTGAGGTTCGCCTATAAATTTATTGAGTTTTTTTAGTAAATCAACTACATTTCCCGATATTTTCTTGAAATGTGCTTTATTTGTTTTAAGTGTTTTAATTCTTCCTTCCAATTCTTTAATGCGTTTGTCTTGCTGGTTAAGAATATCCACAAAGTTGTCGCCAATAACACCAGTTCCTGTATCTCTATAACTACAATAGCCTATTAGTTCATATCTCTCTTTTTCTTCCATAATTACTCTCCTTATAGTTCTTTGTCGTAAATTTTTGGTGTTCCATCTGGGTTTAGAATTGTTTCCACTCCAAATTTATAATAACCAAAAAAGAAATAATACATAATTTTTGTTTCTTTATCTACTCCAATGTAAACATTACACTTATAACCGTCAATGTTAATATCTTTAACCCGCTCGATTATTACAAATCTTTGATTAGTGTCCTCTTTATAATTTTTTGACTTGTCTTCTGCACAGCCAGTAAATATGAATGGAACAATAAGTAGTAATAATAAAAAACATAAAATCTTTTTCTTGTTCATAGTTTTTAATCTTCTCTCCTATATCTTTTCAAGTCATCTTCTGTATATTGACTTGGAGCAACCGTTTCCGATTTCGACTTTTGCTCTTTTGCGGGGTAAATTCCGCTGTAGTTGTTCCCTATTGAATATCTTATCTCATCAATAACGAACTGCTTTCCGTTGGTTTCAAGTTCTCTTTTAAGTCTTTGTAAAAGATTTGTAAGTCCAGTTGGTTTATATGTCTGCCCTTTCTCTTGTTTGTGTTTAAGCCACATTCCAACCTCTAAAATAACCTCTTCGTCTGTAAAGAACTCTCTTACTATACTTAATAATTTATTCTCTTTATTTTCTTTAATAGAATTATATTTAGAATTAGATATAGATATAGAATTAGAGGGTAGATTGGTTGTAGTATCTACTGTAGATGTTTTTTCATCTACATTTTCTTCTTCATAACTTATTAAACCGAGTTTTTTTCGCTCTCTCCATTTGGCTTGTGCTATTCTTTTTTGTTCTCTTATTTTGGTTAAAGCGTCTTCATTTTGATATTTGGTAAAGTTGGTTAAACAGTAGATGTCATCAACAATCTCAACCATTTTTTCATTTATAAAGAATTGCATACACAACTCAATTTCTTTTTCCTCACGGTCCAACATAATCGCAATATCTTCAAATGTGTGGTAAGGAATTTCGTTGTTATCAATCAAATAGCCATTGGCATTGCTTTTACCAGCAAGGTCGAGCAGTTCAAACCAAACCGCCGTCAACTTATCTCTGTAAGAAACACCACCTATTTTGGCTCGTTTTATTTTTTTGAACGAATTTCCATCAAACATTCCCACTTTTAATTTTAACCATTGAACATTATCTGCCATCATCTAACCCCCTAATAAAGTCATAGACTTGTTCTAACTTTTCATTTGACAAAAGATTTAAAATCTGTTCAATTACAAAAGTTAATACTTTTCTTTTTTCTTCGTATCTAAATTTTGCAATATCATTTTCTGTTGGTGCAGAAATGTATGATATATTGAAAATGTTTGAAGACCTTTCTCTTCCAGTTCTAGGGTCGTAAAGTATTCCACCAACATCAATAAAGCCTTTTGGTGTTGTTCTTTTTATTTTTGATAATACTGGTTTCCAATTCCCCCTTTGGAGTATAACATAATCTCCAACTTTTAAATCTTTCAATTCTTTTTTGTCAGCCATTTTTTCTCCTTTTAGTTGAAATAGAAAAAGCCCACAACTACTCGACCTTACTGTGGTGCTTGGGTCTTTCATTGTAGGCTTTTCTCCCTACCGATATTCAGTTGTTCCTATTGGTATAAGCACCACCAAATACCGATAGGGTTTAATATATGTTTATTTCAACGATATTATAATATCACTTTAAAATAACGGTGTCAATCATTTGTGTCATTTTTTTTATTTATTTTTTTAAATATCTTCTGCTTCGTTTTTAAATCTCTTTGTAAGTCGGTCAAGATTTTTCCTAACAGACTTTTTACTTGTATCACTGGCGACCAGTTCTAACGCTCTAATAAATTTAGCCTTTGTCTTTTTATCTAGGAAATCATTTGGTTTAACTAGAAATGTTTTGTACAACTCGTTTGGAAGCAGATGGTCGCTTATTCGCAAAGTGCAACCTTTTAACCATTTGTTATCAACAGAGTTAAAAAAGAAACTTACATACAGTGTTCGAGAGAATGCTCTATCGCTTTCTTGAATATCAAATTTTAACTGTTTGTGTCTAACCTCTTTAATTTGTCGCACTTGGCTTTCCACATAAGCCTTGTTAAATAGTTTAATTTGCGTTTCCATTAGTCCCACCCCCATTTTTCGCCATCTTCCAAAAATCTCTTATAATCTTGAATATCTTTATTTGAGATAAATTGTTTAGCAAAAAGTTCAGCATACTCTCTACATTGCTCTTCACTTGTTCCGCAAGGCACACAGAGATTTTTTCGCCACATATAAGGTTTGTCTAGTTCGTTAATCGAAAATTGAACCATATCATATTTTTGACCCTTTTCGACATCAACATATACATTGCTAAAAATTATTACATTATCACTTTCTGGGCGTTTACCCCAGTTTCTCGAAATTCTTAAATCTTTAATTGTTGCCATAATTCTCTCCTTAATTTATTGCGTAAGGCTCAATTTCTTCAAAGCCTAGATATTTTAATTTTATCCTATTTATTTTTGAATTTTCAATGATGTTTTTAGATTTATAATATATTGGTCTGCCAGCGTTAACACATACAAATTGAAAGTCGTCATCGGTAATAATAACTTGCACGACCACATCGATTGCAAATACATTTTTTCCATCAATGTTATTTTTGATTATAACCTCATCGCCGACAAGAAATGGTATCTCAATTTGTTTCATTGTTCCACCACCTCAACTTTAATCATATTTTCTCCATAGTGGTTTTTCAATACTTCACGCAAAACTTTCTCTTCGTCAAAGTCTTTCATATATCTACAATCGACATACTTAAATTCAAAACCATTTCTACGAATGTTAAGGTAAATTCCATTACCATAATCGTCTTGGTTTTGAGATACTGTGCTTGTAAAATAAGCACTAAACTTTTTATCTTTATGTGTCATAAATACTTTCATAATTTTTCTCCTTTTATTTTGGCTCGTTTTAAGCCCATTTGAGCCGATTTAGGCTTTGGTCGAATATTCTATCGAACCGACCCTATTTCGTCTAAAATACCCCTAATTCTCGCTGTCTGCCAAAGGCATACACATTGCACAAGTATTTGGCTCGCTTCCCTCACACTCGATTGGAGTAGTGCAGTGGCAAATTTCACACTTAAACACTTTACTCTTATCCTTTATCAACGGACACCAAGTGGGACAATTCCCATTAAGAATGGGCGTATCAATGGTTTTGAATTTAACAGCCTTACAGCGATAGACATTATCTTGTATGCGTGCCAAGTATCTGCATTGACAATAAGTGCAATTTTCACATCTTGGTAATTCTTCCATTCGGTTTCTCTCCTTTTAATTTAGATTTAGGTCTTTTCTCAACCTACACAAACATTATATTCAACCATTTTTCATTTGTCAACTATTTTTTCACAATTTCTTAAAATATTTTTTGCAAAATAAAAAGAGGGCTATTCGCTCTCTTTTTGTATTTCTTCATAATTCTCAACTTGTGGAGTTACAATAATTGTATGTGGAGTAGAGTTCCACTCATTAAAACCGTCAATAAAATTGGAAAGTTCAAGATAAAAACGGCTTTTATAAATTCTGGAACAGTTTTCTCCGCTGGAAAATGAGATGACTGCTGTTGTGAATAATGTTGTTAGATACATTACAAGTTGCACAATTTCAGCAAAGCCAATGCCATCTCTTAATGTGTAGCCTATATAGGCGAAAATACCACCAACGATTACCGCTTGCATAATCTTACGGATATAAGAATGTGTTTTGTATGCGATAGAACCGTCTTTAATGGCTTTATTGCCATTTGTTTCGATTGCACTCATAATGGTTTCTGGGTGGTTTTCTTCTACTGGCAACGGCTTGAAAATTAAATTTTGTAATTTTTTTCTTTTGAATTTTGAAAATACAATGATTTTAGTTTTTTTCTCGCCATCAACAATTTCTGTTGTTTCAAAAGATTTTAATTTTTTAATTTCTTTTTCTGGTTTCTGTTTAAGAATGTTAAGTTCTTCCAGTGTTATGCCTATAATACCACATTCATTGAGTATATAAGTTTGTTTTCGCTCTTCAAACTCCACCTTGCAATACTCACGCAATTTAGCAATTTCTCTGTTCTGGTTAATAGAACTTGCCTTTTCATTGTAACTGTCTTTATTGCTTATGTACGCCTCGTCTTTCTGCCCAAACAAATCTCCGTCTGGGAAATAAAGAGAATGACACAAAATTTGAACAGTGCAAAGAAGAACAAAGTCCACCCAAGAAATTGCTTGTTTCGTGACAACAGTGACCAAGATATAGAATACCAGAGCGATAATAATCGCTAATGTCAAGGTCCAAGTCCTTAACCTAATTGTCGCAAGTCGTTGCTTTGTGGCGTTTACATATTTATTTTCGTTTGCCATAAACTACTCCTTTTCATTCTTGTTTGTAATTTTTTGTAATGAAACTTTTTCGCCTATTGGTTTTTTGATAATATTAAATATAGAACCAGCACCCATACTAGCCAAGATAAGCCCTACCGTTCCGTTAAGGTTTTCAAGTGAGGTTGCTCCTAACCAAGTCACAATATACAAGATAGCAAAAGGCAACAATACCATCATTCGCTGATAAATATTGTTTTTTATTTTATGTTTATTTATTTCTGCGGAGATGGCAGTTTTTTGAGCGTCATCTGTTGCCTCTGCTAATTGTTGTAAAAGTGTGTCGTATTTTTCTCTATATCTTTTTTCAAAAATTGCTTTTGAGGTAAGCAAGAGAGCGACAACAAGAACAATGCCAGTAAAAGTTAATTTGAACCCCAAAGAATTTGTTGGAGTAATATAGTTGTAAACTATAACCCCAGCAGTCCCACCAAAAGTAAGTCCAAAATCAAGAATAGAGTAGAGTATATATTTTGCTTTATCACTCATACTACACCTACCTTACAACTTTTGAACTCTTTTTGGCTGTTTCTTTGACATCTGTGGCGTGTTTTGGGTCTTCTTCGATAAATGTATCGACAACAACACTTTCGGCTGTTGTAGGCTCATTCTTGGCGTCCGCAAGGGCTTGTTTTAATTCTGCCTTTGCTTGTTCACTTACGCCAATAGAACCATCAAAGTATGCAGACAATTTTTCAAGAACTGTAACAAGTTTATCGTAGTTATCTTGTACCTTTTTTAATTCTTCTTTGAATTGTTTTGCAACTTTTTCATCTATTTTTTCTAATTCACTTTCAACGATAGGTTGAATGGAATGTTCAAAAGAAATAGTTTTTACTTTTTGAACACCTTTATCAGTTGCCTTTTCTGCGATTTTTTCAACATTGATTTTATTGATTGTGCGATTAAATGCACCTTTTAGACACCCATATATTACTGCTGATAGAATACCAGTTACTGATACTCCAGCGACATAAGGTGCGATTGCTTGCCAAATTTGATTAAGAATTTCCATATTTTTTTCTCCTTTTTATTTCGTTTTTCCATAGAACAAAATTTGAACTGGGGTATCATCTGTATATCCATAAAAAGTGCAACCAGTATTGGTTATATTATAAACAGATAATGCTCTTACAACAACATTATTATCATTGTTTCCTCTGTTGGTCCTCATTACAACTGGTGGTTGAACAAATGTTACTGGAAAATTGTAAGTCTTTGCTCCGTTACTTGATATTGACAAAATATAAGAGCCTATCACAGTCCCGTCACTATATTCTTGCCATACCTCTGTTGATGACTTGCCAGAAGACCCTTGAGAAACCACTCGATTATTTCCCTCAAATATTTCGGTCGCTTTAAGAGTTCCAACTACATTTAAGTTAGCCATTTTCCACCACCTTTTCGAGTTCTCTCAACTCGATTATAAGATTTGCACAAGTTTTCTTCTTCTCTTCATAGTCTGCTCGTTCCATTCCAAAAAGTTCAACTTGTTCTACATCTTCCTTGTATTTTTCAAGCAAGTATTTTTTTTCGCTGATTTGTTGCAGTGCTAGTTCCGGTTGTGTCGGTTGTGGCACTGCTTTAATTTGAAATCTGCGTTTGCCGTTTTCTGGCTCTATTTCTACAATCATAAGTCCATTATCATTGCAGAATTGGGCTTTTTTTGAATAATCATCATCAAGCCCAAAAATATCTCCAATTTTATACATAACTTTTTCTCCTTTTGATAGTTAATTGTTTTAAATTGTGAATGTTTGAGTTGTTGCGTCATAAGTTATTGTTCCACCGTTTATTTGGAATGTTCCAGTGTTGTTGACAGTGCCAGTAAATGTTTTCTCGCCAGCAATACTTTCAGTACCAGTTTTATGAACAACAGAACTGTCATCAGCCTTTGATGTTTTCAAAGCATTGATTTCAGTAGTATTAGAAGCAATGTCTGCCATATTTGTAGCAATATCATCACTGTTTTCTGTAATTTGAGATTGCAAATTTGTATCAGCATTCTCTCTTGCAGTTGTTTCTGCTGTTAATGCAGATTGATTTGCTTTGTCATTCATTTCAAAACTTGCTTGACGAACCCCACCAACTGTTACTGTTGAACCGTCAATGTCATCAAGGACTTTTCCGTTTGCTCTTTTAGAAACATTACCTTGTGTATCTGTTACAAGGAAATAATTTTTTGCGTTTTCTGTAACCTCTGCCATTGTTTTAATAGAAGCAGTTGTCACGCTTCCAGCAGTAACGCCCCCAGTAACAACAATATTGCCAGATATTGTTCCACCAGTCTTATCAAGTTTTTCACTCTCAAGATTTGCAATATCACTATCAAGGTCGCTTATGTTTTGAGCGTTTGTAGCAATTTGTGTTTTTTCCGCCTCACTCACGGTTGTATGATTTGTGTCTGTAATAGCGTCTGCCAACGCACCAGTTTTAGAAATCTTATGAAGATTGATTGTTCCATTGATTATTTCGTTCGCATTTGCAGTTTGACTTGTTTCATTCGCACTGTTTAAGATTGGCTTTTGTGAAAGGTCTGTATATGAACCAGAGAAGCCAGAAGCACCAGCACCGATATTTGCTCTTGCTTGTGCTTTTTGTTCATCTGTCAAGTTCTGTGCGTCTGTATATGATACAAATGGAGCAAGTGGTGTAAATTTAAGCGTTCCGTTTTCAACAATAAAACCAGCGTCATAATCAATCATTGTTTGTTGTCCGTTAGATGTAATAGCAACAAACTCTGTATGAGTTGGAGCAGACATTGGAAGAACCAATGCTTTTGCCAATTTATTTACAACATCTGCACTCAAATGAATTAAGAGTTTAGTTCCGTCTGTTGACAAATCTGTTACAACTGTTTCTGTGTCTTCAATAATATGCTCAATCTGTGTAGCAATAACTGATGGTGGGATAATACCAAAACCAACAATGTCGCTATTTTCAAAGAATGTAGCCTTGAAATTGAAGAAGAAACCAGTAGTTTGATTATATGTTGCAACACTCATTAAGTTGCCTACTGTCAATGGAGTTTCTGCTCCAAGCAAATAATTGTAAAGATTGTAAGTAGTATCTCCAAATGTGATTGCTACTGGCAATGTAGGGTCAAGGTCTTGGAATGTTGGCACTACAACTGGAAGATGTGCATTGATAAAGAACTCACGCAAGTTGGTCCTATAAGGCATATAACTATCCGCATTTTGGACCTCGAATACAACTCTACCACTTTCAATAACGCCGTCAAGTCCAAGTTGAATAAGTTTGCCAACATTTTCTTCGACTTGCTCGAAAGTATAAGATTGTGATGTAAGATTGAAAATACTTGGATAAACCTCATTTGAATAAACATTGAAAGTAATAGGGGTGCTTGTTTGCACAATAACCTCTAATGTTTGTCTAATAAGGTCGCCATCGGTAAGTTTGATAACTTTATCATTCAATGAAGAGAATGGGTTGCCAAACATAACTTTTTGAATTTCCCCAGCAGTAAATGTGATAGGGCTTGTAAGTTCAATGTTAAGGTCCGCCCAATCTTCTCCAGTCTTTTTATATTGAGTTGTAAGTCTAAATGTTACAACGCAAGCAATACTTGCAGAAATATAGATATTGTTACTTGAACCATTTTTGCTTGATAATTCAAAATCTGCTGTATTGGTTTTTGAAATTTGGAAAAGTTGGAAATCGCCAACAGCACTTGTATCAGTTGTGAATTGAATACCACTTTCTGGAGTTGTTGGAACTGTATCTTGGAAGCCAGCAGTTGCAATGAAATCTACATCGTTGAAAACTCGTGGCATTGCATAATCACGCATTTGTTGTTTTGAAACACCAAGAGCCTTTGTAAGGTAAGTATCAACAATATTGTTTCCCACACCGTCACTAATCGCTTTTAAAGCAATACCTACAGTTGTTGTTCCGTTTATAATGTTAGTAATATTTCCAGTGGTTGTGTTTAAATATTCAACAATATTTCTGTAATTTCCAGCACTGTCTTTAACATAAATGTTTAAGATTTGACCGCCACTTATATCAACTAATGTATCATAAGTTTCGCCAACACCATAAGTTCCCTCAACAATACCAGCACTGCCATTCCCAGCGGTTTCGATTGGTGGAATTTCATAATATTGCCAACCACTTGCTGTATAGAAATATTTAAAGTTTCTGTCAGTTGAACCCTCAATCTTAAGAACGAAAATAATAACATCTCCGTTTCTTGGTTCACGAGATGGACTTGTTTTTGCTATAACAAAATTTGTCAACTCTGTATCAGTTGGCATTTCATCGCCAGTTAATTGACCGATATAATTTTCTGCCATAGCCATATTTTGCTTTAACCAGTCAATATCGTTGGTATTTTTTGCAATATTTTCTGTATTGGTTTCAATATTTGTGGTGTTAGTGTCAATTTTGCCTTTATTTTCATTGATAGCCCCGACAACGCTTTTGCTTTCGGTTTCAAGTGCCTCGTCAACTTTATCTTGTTTTGTAGGCAAAATTTCATTTATTTCATTGATTTGGGCATTGATGTTTTCAAGTTCTGTTGGTTCAATGCTTTCGTCTTGGTCAAGGTTTGTACTTGGCATAACATCTAATGCACAAGTTTGGCTCGTAATAACGGAAAGAATAATTGGAGTTCCGTCTTCTGTTTGTTGTTGAATATTTACAACATTGGCAATAAGAATAGGAGCATTCGCACCTTGCCCAGCATAAAGAGTAAATTCTTGTGGGAGTTTTCTTTCATACAAAGCATATTCTACCCCTTGAATAGTAAGGGTTTTAAGATAACGCATATAGTAATTCTTACTTACTTTAATAGAACCGTCCCTTGCTGTATAGGTCATACCAATTTTAATTGATGTAGAAGCCACATAATCAGCCAAAACAACACCACTTGCAGATTGTGATGTGAAAGATGGTGCAATTATGCTTGTAGGACAAAATATGTTTAGTAATTTATTTTGGAATTGTCCTTGATATAAAGGAAAATCTTTTTTCAAATCGGCAACTCTGCCACTTTCTGCGAGAAAAATCTTAATTGTGTTCATAAACTAACCTCGTTAATTTTTTTATTTTATTATTATTATACACTTTATTTAATGTTTTTGGTAAACAAAAAAGGGCAAATGCCCTTATTGTTTATTTTTAAAGACTTCACTTTTCTTTGGAGAACCCCATAAGAATGGTTTGAGAGCCTTTGTTCTATCCCAAAATTCTGGAATATTTCTTGCTACAACAAATTGTGTTTTATAAGGAATAATTGATGTTTCAGTTTCAAGCCCAGCGTCCAAAGATACATCGCAAACAATCGCAATTCCCTTAACTCGCTGGTAACCCTCTTCTCCAGTAAAGTGACCATCTGCAACATTTTGGAAGACATCAGTAAGATTTATGCCAAATTTGGTTACAACTTGTTTAGAACTATCCCAACTATTTGGAGCAGTCGTTTTTACAATGTTGAAATCAAAATATGGGTTCATTGTGTTGCCTTGTTTATCTATTGGAGTAATTATTTTTGAATTGTCAATATATCCAGTTGAAAGTTTGTTAACCTCTTCGGCTAAAAGAACAATTTTGACATTACTCTTTTTAGGCAAATAGACATAAGGAGAAAGAACAAAAGTATCACTACTTGTTGCCATTCGCAAGTTGTAGTTGACGGATATTGCCTCTCGACAATCTTTAAGAAGCCCCAGACCTCTTCCATTAAAATTGGTATCGTATTCTCTAACATTTGTTGCAAGAATATTATAATTGCCAATAAATGGACGCACATCGCCTTGTTTGGTGCTTATTGGACTTTCTGGGAAAGCCATTGTTTCTGTTGGTGTAGGCGGAGTATATCCGCTTGGGCTGGTTATGTCTGGAGTTCCTATATTTCCAAGAATATAAAAGTCCATCAATGTTGCCTTTCCGTAAATGTCTGTGTATTTTACTGCAGATAAAGAATTGTAAGACCCTTTTGCCAAAGTTACACCGCTATCATCTTCTTTGTCTGTTAAAACAACCTTATCCCCAGCAGAGTAATTGTCTTCCATATCATATTCATAAGTTAAAGTGTTTTCGCTGGAATAGGCATTGATTGGGTTTATAACCTCAACATACAAATCACTTTGACCAACAGTTTGGTCATATTTGTTTGCGTCTTTATCCCCTTTGAAAACTGTAAGGGCATATTTAGCAAAATCTGTTCCCTCGCCAATAATCAAATCTCCTAAATGGTCATAGTTAAATACATAGTTTGAATTATATTCAAGTTGATTTTCGTCATCAGTCAAAAGAAGAACATCATTTATTTCAAATTCACGCCAAATCAAACTTTGTTCACTAATTTCATAAAATCTTGGTTCGCTTGGTATGCCAATAATATTGCTTAATTCATTATAATCTTTTGAATAAGATATTTTACTTACAATAAAATTGTGACACAATGTATGCGTTATTTTTGCAACATAATATAGTTCATCGTTAATTCTGTAAAGTTCCCCTTTGTGTTTTACGTTTGACCACTCATCATTCCATTCATATATGTCATATGAGTTGTTTCCAGTTCTAATCAATTTACCAAACATATTATTACCGAATTTTATACTGTCAACAACAACATCAGTTTGGTTATTAAATTGGTTGTGTTCTGGATATTTATCCCATTTTGTATTTAGCAAATATTTTCTTAAGTCTGGACGGATATGATTTTGACGGACACTGTCTTTTGTTCTGTAACGAATAAAGAAAGAATAGTCGTTTACTTTTAGATTGGTCCAGTATCCAGTTGTTGGGATAGGAGATATTACTGGATATTGATTAAACGCTGACCAAATAACTTTTTTTATTGCATAATCACTATAAATATTTGTGTTGGCTTGTGGTAATTGATAATCTCCACCAGTAATAATGTTAGTACCAAGTTTATAATAAAGAGCGATACCTCTATTAGGAACTACATCATAATCAATAGAAAGCGTTTTATACACATTCTCTTCGTAAATGAAATTTGTTAAATCTGCCACTGCTCCATCACTATTCCTACGAACATATATAGTTAATAATTCTATAATAGGTTTTGAGGTTAATATTTCCACAGTGTCGTTTGAAATTAAAAATTGTTCATTTGTAGTTTTAGGAGCAACCCATTCTTCTACATAACCACCTAATTGAACCATATTTGTAATGTAAGAAGATGTTGCAGATATATAATCTTCAACGCTTCTACTGTTAAAAATTGATATTTTGGTGCTATTATTTTGCTTTTCATCGGTTCTTCCCAACTGATTGAAAGTAATAACAAATCTGTCATTGCTTCCAAATCTTAATTCTGGAATTGCGTGAATATAATTGCCCACCTCAATCATAATTTCCCAAAGATTTTTTTGATTATAAAAATTTTCGATAATAAGAGTTGTGCTTAATTGATTAACATATTTATCATCAATGTAAAATGGTAGATTTGAATTGTTTATATCTGCCATATATATTCCATCTTGTTTTTCATAAAGACCAGAATTTACTATTGCCTTTTGTAATAACGCAAGAGCAGAATATGGAAAAGAAGAAGAATAAGCAATAGTCCCCAAAGAAGCGTCAAATGTGTTTTCATTGCTAATTGCTATTGTTTGTGCGTCCGTGAAAGGAGAACGAGAAGTGACAACCTTAATATAATAATTATAAGTTGTTACAACATTATAAGCACGAGAAAAATCTATATTTACATCAATGTATTTCGCTAAATTAGTTCCCGTAAATTTATTCCAAGAATAATTTGTTGTAGGGAAATTATCATCAAATTGATATAAAGAAATTGTAACTTTATATCTTTTGTTAGGCAATATTGGGATATTTTCCATACGATAATTAGGAGCGGAAGCATTTGTATTTGTGTATTTTTTAAAATAAAGATTTGGTTTTTTATATGCCCCTTGTGCAACTACTTGAGAAATTTCATAACTTTCTACATCTTCAAGTAACCATTCGCCATCGTAACGGTCTTTCCAATTTATTATGTCTATAAATTCTCCCTCGCCTAAATTTGAATTTGATATAAAACTTTGTTCATATCTGTTAGTAATATTCAATTCTTCCGTTGGGTCATACTCTTCAATTACGCATTTTATTGAAGCGTAACCCAAGTTTGTAAATTCTTTAGAACCAGATATTCCAAACAATATCTTTAATTTTGGCATTATAAATGTGGCTGTATAAGAACCATCTTCATTTTTAAATTTTTCAATATTTGTGTATAATGAACTTATTTTTTCTCCGCTTTTATTTTCTATTTCCACCTCGCCATCTAATTCAAAATATTTACCGCTTACAAAATTCGCATTTACAGCGTCTGCTGTTACTTTGTTTCGTATTAACCCAAAATTCTTTGACGGAATATAAACTGATGGTTCTAGGTAAGTGCTTATTTCTGTGTCGGGATAAGCAGGAACTTCTTTTAAAGTAACATCTTTAAGTTTATATGTTGCCGAAATGTTATCTACAAGTCTTTTTTGTGCTATAACACTTGGTTCAATAAAAGATATATGATGGTCAAAATAATTATTATCACTTAAAATTGTTTGATTTGGGACATCTCTTTCCACAACACGATGGAGAGTTTCAACTATGGTTTCTTCATTAGAAATACCGCCATATTCTACAATATCAATTATAAATTTTGTTTCTGGGTCAAATGCTTTTTGAAATGGCAAACCCGCAAGTGTAATTTCATTAGTATCCATAACTTGGGTAATATCTTCTGTCAAGTCTTCGCCTTGCATAACAAAAGAAGAGAAATCGTCATCTCCAATTCCTCTATAACCATTTGCTTCTTGCGTGCTATCGTATTTATAAACTTTAACCTTAAACATAAATTTTCTCCATTATCTTAATCTTCCCGTAGTAAGGCTTATGCTGGCTCTTGCTCTTTGATATTCGATTGCATTATTTTCTTTGAATTGTTTAAAATTAAACTCTCTTTGGCGTTCAGCATATTTAAAACCAAGAGAGGTTACACTTGTTACAAGACCAAACAAAAGACCTAAAGCCATTCCTATAGGTCCACCAGTTGCTCCATAAACAACACCCATAGCAACGCTTGAAGCCACATTAGTAACATCTTGGACCATTTCAAATTGTCGTGATACATTTTCTTGTAATGCTTGGTCGCCATTTATCATACCTATTCCTTGAATAGCATAATTTGTGGCAAGACTTGATACTTGTTTAGCAACATTGATACCGTGTGTTACATTTACACGCAAAAAACGGCTTCTCGAACTATTGCCTATAGTTGAACCTTGTGCTGAACTTGTAGATTGAGTTTGGTCTTCTGCAACTTGGTCAGTATCTTTTTCTTTTGCTCCAATACTTGAAGCCCCATTATCTTTTCTTACGATTATTTCAATTCGTTGCGAACCTAATTGGTAAAGCATAATTTTTCTCCTTAATCTTTACTTTCTTTTATTCCAGTAATAAGAGTATATAATTCTTTTAATCTACTTTGATGATTTAGTTCGTCACCGATAATTTCATAAATATTGCTTCTTACAACCTCTTTTTTATTTTCTGGAACATCACTATCAGTTACAAGTTCGAGTAAACGGTTGTATTTTTCGATTGCGTCTGCTTCTGCAATTATATTTTGTTGAATATCGGTCGCAACACAATTTTTATCAATTTTAATTTTCATTTCTTCCATAATTCTCTCCTTATATTGTAGTTTGTCGTTGAAATTTTGCCCAACCTTTTGTTGTTATGCTTGAAATGTTAAAATCACTGTTGGTTAAAACTTTTTGCATATTGTCAATCATATCGTGGTAAACATATGAATGCCCATTACTTATAATGCGGATATAAACGGGAATGTTGACATCTTTAACAGCCTCAAGTTTCCCATCATATCTTACGCACGCACATCTCCAAAACAAATCATTAAATTTCATTGTAAGAGGTTTATTAAAATCGAAAAACGAAAAGGTTTTTGATGTTGCTAATGCTTGAGCAATAAAACCCGAAAGGTCTGGTCGGTTTTGCGTTGTTAATGCTTGTGATGTAAAAATGTTTTGCCAAGTTGCTTTTGTGATTGGCATTGTAAGATATTTTGTTGCTGTTGGGTTGCCCTCTGCGTCAACGATATTTCCATCTGCGTCATATAAATCATCTCCGTCAAGAGAGATTTGTATTTCCGTATCGGTATAAGTCAAAGCATTAGCCAAATAACTTATTCTAAAATTACTTGAAACAATAACAGTTTCGCCTAATTGTGTCATAAAAGGTTCTTGGTCGTAAGTTAAATCGCCAATCATAATATAGGCTTTAATAATATCGCCATATGAGTTTTGAATGTCTTGCGGAACTCCTAAAAATTGATTTCTAATCTTTGATACATAATAATCAAGATTGTTTACTTTATCGGCTTGAATAAGAAACGAAATTCGCCCCATAATTGTGGCACTATCAATATCTTGACTGGCAGTTACTTCGCTGTCTATTTTTTCAACTAAAGCATATGCTTGGTTCATAGAAAAGTTAAGAGAACGCACCCAATCTTCCAATACTGACAACTTTCCGCCGTCTTCGTCAATAGGTTGTTCATCAACAGCCACAAGTCTATCTTTCCATTTATAAAATTCAATGTTTAGATATTGTGCAAGGTCAATTTCTGTTTGTTTCCCACTTTCTTCATCAATAAGCATAATTTGTTCGCTGTTTGGGTTTACATAAGTAATTTTTCCATTAGAAAATTTAGAAGCCCAAAGGTTTCCATTAAAAATGTTATCAATAATATTTTTTAAGTCGCTCGTGCTAAAAATCGTTCTCATTAAATATCTCCTACCTTTTGTTTCCATTTTTGTTGACGCTGTTCATAATTATATGGACTTTTAACTTGCATATTTTTCACAGCCCATTTCTTTTGAGTGGCTGGGAAATCATCTCCATATATTATGTTCTCCATAATATCACTCATAAGTGCTGTGATTTGTCTTTTCGACATTCCCTCAATTTGTTGCATTGATTGCACTCTCAAATAAAGTTTTCCACCAAGTCCATTATTTCGTTTATTTTTTTCACTCTCTTTTAATGCGTCCCTAATCATATCCGCATTATTGGCTGTAAACAAAATGATTTGTTTTTGTGCTTGTAAAGCCTCGTAAACGGCGTCCACAACGGCGTCTAACTCTCCAACGAGTTCTCCACCTATTGTCATAACATTTCCACTCCTATGCGTGATTATGGGCTTGTAGAAAGGTCTTGCAGACCTAGTAGCAGTGTCAAAAACTTGACGGTTGACTGTTTTTGCATTTGTTCGCCTCGAAATTCGACCATCTTCGAGTTGTTTTTCCCTATAATTTATAAGGGGTAATTTGTCTTTAAGCCTTTTATTGTTGAAGATGTCGGTTAATGTGAAATTTTGTGAGAAGCGATTTGCCATAGCAATTACCTCTTTTTAGATTTCGCTTGGCGTTGAACAGAATAGGCAATAGCAACCGCTTGTTTTTGTGGCTTTCCAGCCTTAATTTCGGCTTTTACATTTTCTTTGAAAGCCTTTTTAGATGAACTTTTGTGTAATGGCATAATTTTCTCTCCTTTAATTTAATTTTATAGGCAGTTTTGTGTAAGGGTCAACCGCAACTCTTGTTTTTGGGTCAAATTCAAAACAGTTTTTCCCAATACCTTTACATTTTTTCTTTTTCTTATCGAAATATGGGCATTGTAAACAATCTGCATTTGTTTGAACCTTGTTTAATTGTTTATTATAAAGCATAATTTTCTCCTTATAAAATGCTATTTAATGTAGCAAAATAGATTTTGTAATCTTTTGGCTGATGTTTTATGTCTATTTCTGGGTTTTCAACAGAATATAGACGACCGTCTGCAACGACCAAATCATCTTGTGTAAGTTGAATGTCGTCATTAAAATGTTTTATGTTTAATGATGTAAGAGGAATAATGTTTCCCTTAATATATTGAGTGTTTGTTCCCTCAACAGAACCTTTAACCATAAAATCGAACGAACCACAATAATAATACTTATTTGTTTGGTATCTACCAACATTGTTGAATGTTGCACTTAACAAGGTTATATCTTCGCCCAGTTCTGTGATTGTCTGCCATTCAAGTCCATTATATCGAAAATATGTGGACTGATACTGCAAAACACTTTTAAAGTCTTCAATTTGAACTACTTTTGTTGCTGTTGGAACTGTATCAATAGTTAGTTTTGAAAAGGTTAATGTTTCATAATCGAAAGCCCAAAACAAACCATTTGAAATTGTATTATACACAGTAGCAAGATTTAGGCTTTTTTCCATACCGATAAATCTTTTATAAAGTAAAGCCCTTGTTCCAAGTGTCGTTGACTTAAATTTCATTCTCATAAGCCACCTACCAATCTTCGCCTTGTGGAATAAAATTATATCTGCCGTAATATCTTAAACCGAGAGTTTTAAGCATATCAATAGCGTCTTTATGGAAATCTCTTTCTTGGTTTCTTATAACATCTCCGCTCATATTTTGCATTGTGTCAAGGTCAACACCAGCAACGCCAGAAATATCTCCGTTGTCAAGCAAGTATTCGCCCTCAATAAACATTGCTTCCAAGAATGATTGTCTATACTCGAATGGTGTATAGCCGTGAATACCCCTCTTTGCAATAATATAATTGAGTTGTCGTCTAGTGCTTTTGTTTGTGTTGTAGATTTTTGTGTAAAATTTTCTTCTTAAAGCAGACAACCATAATTTAACTTTATCTGGCTGGTTGCCTTGAATTTCAATTTCAAGATTTCTTCCACGCTCTTGAAAATATTTGCTTGTAAGTTCGTATTGGTGGTCTAAACCAACATATTTGGCGTCATCACTACTATAAGGGTAGTGTAAATTTTCTTCGCCTAAAAGAGCGATTTGCTCTTTCGTATAAAAAGGTGCTTCATAAATCGCCATTATTGCTCTCCTTTATTCATAAATTTTTTGCTGTAAGTATCAAAAGTTTCTCTTGCATTTTTTGTAAGAGATGTGTCTGGGTGTTCTTGCATATATTGAGCAATATTCCCCGCACGAGTTTGTAATGTGTATTGGCTTTGTGGTTTTTGCCCAGCCATTTGTGGAGTTTTAGGAACTCCCCTAGTCCCCGATACTCCAAGTTCTTTACCAGAATAAGACTTTGTTGGGTCTTCCCCAGTCTTTTGCTGTGCTTCTTGTCGAGCCATTTGACCTTTTTTGGAATTTTCTTGATAAGTATGAAGAGGGACGGCGGTTGTTGCAAACTTGTTCCCTTTTCGAGATGTGGCAACAACTTGTATTTTGTCCCCAGTCCTTACATTATCGTTTACTACATAAGTATATCCATCTTGTGTCTTTCCTAGCCCCTCTCCACTTGAACCGTAGCCACATTTAGCAAGTTTTGCCATAGTCGTTCTCCTTTTTAATATTATTATACACTTAAATAATAAAAAATGGTAGAGATATTTCCCTACCATTTTTAAAATAACATAACTATCAAACTAATTAGTTGTTCCATCGTTGAAACCAGCAACTGCTGAATTTCCAGTAACAAACTTACCGTCAATAGGTGTGAATTTGATTGTGTTCATAATCATCGCAATGTTTGCAGAGGTCCATTTGTTTGCAAGTTGTGCACCAGCATTTTGAAGAACTTTAATTGTTGCTCCGTGAAGAACCTCAACACCAACTTTCATCTTTGGAAGAATATAAACGCCACCAAAGTAAACATTTGGGTTTGCAGTGATTGATGGACCAACGATACCACGACAAGTACCAGCACCATAAACAATCATACCAGTAAGTTGGTCAAGTAAACCACGAACTGTTGGAAGATTGTTAGCGGTGTCGTCTGCTGTGCCAAGAATACCAAGTGCAACATACACAAATCTTCTTGTTACCTTGTTGAACAAATACATATCAACACTGTCATACA